GTAAAGACCTTAATAACCGGTCCTAATATATAATTCCATACTAAAATGAATATTAATACATACATCAATAAAGGTCTCCAAGATGATGTAAAAGGACCAGCTTTAGCTTCTGCTTCTACAATAGAAGCTGCCGCTTTAAATTCTTCAGCATGCGATTGTAACATCTGCTGTTGAATTTCAAACTTTAATTTAGTTTGTAAATCTTTATCAGGAACACATTTCTCAATAGTTGAGAATAATATGTTAGCTATTGGCGCTAAAGCTCCGAACATGGTTTAGAACCACTTCGCTTTTCTTCTCTTATCAGGAAGCATTCTTCTTTGGCCACGAACTTGCTCTTCAGCTGTTTCTTGTGGTCCAGTCATCTCAACATCGATACCACCTTTTAGATGACCATCTTCATTTGTAAATTCAGAAAAATCTACTTCATGAGCATTTGGATCTTTTAAAGAATTTTCTGTTGAATAAGTTTTTTCACCTTCAACTCCATAGCCTTTTGTTCTTTTACCTTCAGCTATTGCAACACCAATATGTTTTGCTGGATCTTCTAAAAATTTTCTTGCCATTCCAATTGCTTCTGGCATTTTTTTATTTTTATGTTTCTGTGCTACTGCTCTTATTTTGTCGTTACCTTTTGGATTAGCCATTTTTTTTCCTTTTGCTTTCCGAAATAGCGATTGCAATCGCTTGTTTAGGATTTTTTACTATTTTTTTAGACTTGCCTGAATGTAATTTACCAGCTTTGAACTCGTGCATTACTTTTTTAATCTTAGCTTGTCCTTTTTTGTTTTTCATGTCTTATTTATACCTTATTTTTTGTTTTTTTCACTATCTTTTTTCAAATGAGCCGCTAAAACGGTCTTATGAATCGATGTATCAGCCCTTAAATTAGCTAATTCCTCATTTTGCTTAAGTTTTTCGTCTTGAATTAACTGATTCATCATAGCTTTCATCTTTTCAAGGTTAGCTTTTTCCTCAGATTCAATCTTTTTACGTTCATTATCTTGAGCTATTAAGTCTAATTCTCTAGATTTTAACTGTGCAATAGGATCATTAGCAAATTGTGAACTAATTTTTTGTTCTTCTTTAGCAAATTCTTCCATAGCTTCAGAAATTACTTCTGCTTTCCTAGCTTCCATTTGAATATTTAATTGTTGCATTTGTTGTTGCATCATTTGTTGAGCTTGTGGATTAGGTTGTGCTTGCATTTGTTGTTGCATCATTTGCATTTGTTGAATTTCATTTTTAAATTCTAATTGAATATGTTCTGCAGCCATAGTGGATATATGTTCAAATATATTTTTTTGTAATGCTGCCATAACCATTGGTGCATTCTTAGCAATGTTAGTTGCCATAAAACTTAAATGCGAAGTAATGTGTGCTCTATGATCTTGATTTGGAAAAGCTTTAAATGGAGTGCCTGCTAAAGCCGCAATATGTTCTAAAGCAGGATCCTGTGGTTGTGGTTGTTGTGGGCGAATAAGTATTCTATCAATATCTTTAACTCCTAATGCTTCGTACATGTTTCTATACACTTCATACTGATTATGTATTTGTGGATTAGCTGCCGCAATTTGCATTTCAGTTTGAGCAATAGATATTCTTTGTGTTTGACTAAATATATTTGGATCAGCAACTGGCAGTATAGATACTAGATCATTAAAATCTTGTTGTTTAATTTGTCTTGCTCCTCCAACCACGTCATAAGGATATATAGGTGGTAAAAACATTTTAAATTGTTTAGCAAGTAAATTAAATTCTTGTTTTAAAGAAGCATAAATACGTTTATGGATTGCAGACATGGTTCTGCTACCACGTTCTAATAATGCAACCGTTGTTCCAACTGCTGCTTGTTGATTTCCATCACCTACTTGTAAATCGGCAATCGATGCAAATCGTTGACCTGCTTGCACCACTAATCCCATTAACGATAATAAAGTTTGAGAAGGTTCTTTAAATGGTAATGGTAAAAATGAATCTCTTAAATTTCCACCAGGAGCATCTACATCTCGCCACTCGCCTGGTTGTACAGGTTGAGCATCATCTCTAACTTTAATTCCTCGCTGCTTGAATCCCGCTGGTAGGTTAACTAAGGTACCAGCATCGAGTAGCTGGCGAAGAGCAGCGGTTGCTGTTCTTGCAAGTCCACCAATCATATGAATTAAACCAAATCCATAAAAACCTAATCCTGGTAAAAATTTAAAATGTACAAAGTATTGTATCTTTTGTTTTTTAGGATCATTTGGATCCCAATTACGTCTAATAGATAATATTTCTCTAGAACCTTCATCAACTGTTACAATGTACGGTAATTTAATTCCTGTGGGCTCACCAGTCGTTGGATTTTTATCTTCAAAACCTTCAAGATCTAAATCTACATGACATTCTAACAATGTATACATATCTTCGTTAGGATATTTTGTAAGTCCTTCTAATCTTCTTTTTTTATTTTCTAAATCAGTTTCAGATTGTTCACGTGGTGATATTTCAACATCTTTGTAAAAGCCAGAAACTTGTTGTTTACGTAAATCGTTTTCAGTTAATCTAATTGTGTGAATGATTGCTTCTGCATCTTCTAAAGAAGTAGCTGTGTAAGGAACTACTAAATCTTCCGCTTGAATAAATTTAGATACAGGTCGTCCAAGAATTGAATCATAATAAACTTTTTTAAATGTTGAACCTGATAATGGTAAATAAAATAACATTTGATCAAACTCTGGTTCATATTCTTTCATGACATCCATAATTTGATAATTCATAAAATCTTTAACTCTATCTCCTTGTTGTTCTTTTTCAGGAGTTACTGTTCCAAGTATTTGAGTTCTTACTGGGCCGTCTGCTGGTAATAATTCTTTGTATGCTAATGCTTGAAACTGAGTTACTGCTTCTGCTAATACTGGGTGAGTTGCAGATGATGCTCCTCTAAATGGTTGAGTTCGTCTTTCATATTTAACACCTAATAAATCTAATCCATCGGTTAATGATTTTTGCCAATCCATTCTTGAAAATACATAATCATTATAGTTCCCAACTAACTCTGCTCCAATTGGTCCTAAAATTGAATCTGGTAATATTTCAGCAAGGTTTGAATTAAAGTCTGTCTCAGGCATTGGTTTGTTTGCATTGGGATCAAAATTTACATCAGCACTTCCATCTTCGTTTTCTGTAACGTCAGTTGGACCAGAAGGCATTTTTTCAACGTTGTTAACGTCCATTGCTGCTTCTTCTGGCGATTGATTATTCATGATGCTCGTGAGAGCTTTATCTACTTCTGCCATTATTGTTTTTCTCCGGATGAACTATCTTAACCTTTTTATCTGGTATATTCAAGCCTTGTGGGCATGGACCACGTAAGGGTGGTATAGTTGTTGTTAGCCTTTTGGGCTTTATTATTTTATTCATTATAATTACCATAATCAGGATTAGGATCTACTTCTGGAGCTCTATCTGCTGCATATTCTGTTGGATTTTTTTCCATTTCTTTAACTTCACTTCTACGTTGTTTTATTATAGGTCTATCTTTAATTTTTCCAGTTGCATATCTTTCAGCGGAATCAACATCTCCAGCTGCATCTTTAACATTACTATGAGATTCTCTAAGTTCAATATCATAATCATCAGGACCATTTGCAAATATCTGAGGTTTTTTTTCTAAAACTTTAAATTCACTTGGTTCTTTTATAGTTTCTCCTGTGTAAGAATTTTTAAATTCCATAGTTGGTTTATGGTATAAACTAATTGGTTCTTCATATTGATTTCTTGGTGAGTATATATCAACTGCAGTTCTTCCATCTGGATATTTTCTTAAAATAAAAGTTGTATCTCCATCTGTGTGTTGAATTAATTTTTCTTCTCCAGTATGTAATCCACCAATACCCATTTTAGGATTATGTTTATAAGAAGCTTCTCTATATGGATAAGGATCTTCTGCAATTGGTTTTCCTTCTTTTACAAGTTTATTAACTAACGTTCCATACCAATCTGGCATGCCTGGTGCTTTTTCAAAAGCAAGTTCACTTGCAGGTTTGAATTTACCAAGTTCTGATAATAAAGGAGATAATGCTGCAACACCCGCTCCTACTTTTAATGTATTTCTTTTAGACGGATCTAACAAATCTTTAGCTTCTTCTGTTCCTTTTAAAGATTCTATTCCAGATTTTGCTCCTTTCATAATTTTTGAAACTCCTGCAGGTCCAAACCAAGAAGTTAAAAATTCTAATGCATCCGAAACATCTTCGGCCTTTCTACTAATTTCATTTGGTTTTGTTTTTTTTATTAAAGAATTAATACCTAAAGGTTCTGCCATAAAAGGTTCATATAATTTAAGTTTATCTAACCCTAATGTAGAATTTACTAAATTAGCTGCTTGTCCAATAGGCCATTCAAATCCTTCTTCAAGACCTTTTAAAGCTCTCATGCCATAATAAGGAACATTTTTAGAAATAAATGGACTTTTTAAATATTCTGATTCATTTGGATAATCTTCTAAATATTTCATACCTTCTGATTTATTTTTAGCTTTTTCTTGTTGATATTCATGTATATCAATTAAAGCATTATCTAATTGTTCTGGTGAAGAAGCAACACGAGCTTTATTAATAAGATAATTTAAAGCAGGATCATTTGGAGTATTATAATCAGATGGAACTCTATTTGATAAATAATCTGAAAGAGAAGGTTTATCTGATCCTTCTGCTAAATGAACTCGTCCGCCTTTTTTAAAATAAGGTTTTTTTATTAATTTTAATTGGTTTTTTATATTTTGTATTTCAGATTCTGGAATTTTACTTAAATTTTCTTTAACCGCATTAATGTTTTTTTCAAAAAAAAATTTTTTAATTAATAAATCTTGATTTTCTTTATTATAAAGATTCATATTTTCTATTTTAGAAAAATCAGGTTCTCTTCCTTGAGCTGCTGCTTGTATTTTTTCTTTTTGAACATTATTAAATACATTTTGAATTTTATTAATTTCTTTTTTTCTAAATTCAGGTTCAATATCTTTTATTAAAGAAGGTTCTCTTTTTTCTTCATATATTCCTGTTGGATCTATAGTTTTTCCATAATCAATTGCTACAGCTTTATTTCTTTCTAAATTTTTAAGATTTATAGGTTCAAATACTTTATACCCACCGGCACGTGCAGCATAATCTTGTCCTAAATTATTAAGTCTTTCTAATTCTTCTTTAAAATTTACATCAACATCTTTTTTTGTTTTTAAATCTTTTTTTTTCCAATTAAGATTTGTATTTGATTGCCAATCTTCTGGTTTATTTTCTATAATTTTATTTTGTTGTTCAATTATTGCTCTGATAGCTGCATCTGCTTTTCCTGCTAGCGCACTATTTAATCTTTGAGGAACATAACCAAGAGTTTCTGTATTAACAGGTAAATTAAAAAGATCACTCATATGTCCTAAATGAACATCTTTAGTTCCTTGTAATTGTTTTTCAACAATAGAAGAAGTATTTTTGTTTTCAGCGGCAGTTCTTTTTTCATCTGCTCTTTTTTTAACTTCTGATCTTCCAGAAATAGGTCTATTTAAATCGTAATCTTTTACTATTTGTTTATTTATTTTATCTATTGTAGAAGGATGAATATCATATTTTTCAGAAAGTTGTTCATTTGTTAATAAATCATTAGATTCAAATCTATTTTGTAATTCAGGATCATTTTTTGCATATTTTTTTCTTTCTTTTATTTGATATTCATAATCATCTTTAGTTTGTTGATCAGGCCATTTATTTCCTTGATTTGTGTACGTAGGTTTTGTTACATTTGGATCTCCAATTTCTTGATAAAAACCCATTACTATATTTCCAGGCATTCTTTCAAAATCTAAATCTTTTAAATGAGTTCTAACTGTTTTAGCACTTAAACCAGTTTCGTTTGATACTTCATTTATTAAAGGAGTTCTTTTTAATTGTTTTTGTAAATCATAAAAAGCGTTTTGTGTTTTTTCTTTATTAGATGCTGCAATTGCAGTATTTGGATTAATTTTAGAAGGAATAACTGATGGATTAAAATCTGAAACTGGGCTTTGATTAATTTCTAACCCAGGTTCAAAATTAAAATCTGAATCTGGATTTGGATCACCTTCAGCTCTATAAACTCTTCCACCTTTTTCATATCCTTTAGGAACATAAGGAACTCCTTGTACAACTTTAGTTCCATGATGAATATGTTTTGGTCTGAGTAAAAAACTCATCATTTGTTTGTATTCGCCGATTTTCATTTTATAATCCTAGTAGATAATTTAATCCACCATTAGCATTAGGCTTTCTATCTGTAGTATCAAAATTTTCTAATTCATTTTTATTATTAATATCATCAACTATTTTTTGAATTTTAGCAAATCCTTCAGGATCATTTTGTTTTGCAAAATCTGCAAATGATTTAGCTGTATCAGGATTAGAAATATCTATAGTTTGTTTAGGTGGTTCTTTTAAATCTTGTGGAACTCTATAAGATCTTCCACCAAATAAACCTTGTCTTTCATTTTCATAATCTTCAAAAGACATTCCTTTACTTTCAGCTTTATCTAATAAATTAAGTTCTTTCATTCTAGATCTTCTCATTAAATTTAAACCATATTTATTATTAGCATTTGGTTTGCCATAAATTTTTTCTTGGTCATCCATATATTTTAATAAATCATTTATACGGTTTCTTTCAGTATCTACCCAATTAGTAGGACTAACACTCGTCGCTTGCTGCGCGCTACTAGCTTGTGGAGTTTCTGGTGCTTCTATTAATCCATATTTTTTTCCAATAAATTGATCTACGTGATTTAAAGGTTCACCTGAAGATAATTTTTTTACAACATCATTTTTTCTTTTAACTAACATATAGTCATCTACATAACGTTGAGCTTTTCTATAATACTCCATTTGTTTTTCTTGTGGTAAATCTGTTATATCTTTTCCTTTATCCTCTAAACCATGTTTCATGTCTGCCATTGTATTTGCAATAGAGTCAGCTGCATATTTAGAATCTTCATGCACTTTTAATGCTGGACTTAATTGATCATGTGCTTCGTAAGCTGCTTTATGTTTTTTAGCCAAATTAGCTAACTCTTCTTCTAAAGAAAAATCTTTTAAAGCTTTACCAGCTTTGATTGCACCTTTAATAACCCAATCACCCTCAGCATATCCAACTCTACCACCTTTAGCTTTTTCTTCTGGTTTAATTAAATTATTGATAGCACTCTCTTGATCAAATGATGGATGTTCAGGATCTAATCCTTTTGCATCTTTAGCATTTAATAATCTTTCAGCAACTGTTTGAGCTTGATCTAAATCTCCTTTACCTGGTAATAACTGATGAGCTTTTGGTCCAAATACTTCTTCATAAATTTTTAATGGATCGTTTTCAGATAAAGATGATCCACTTAATCTTTTTAATTGATCTTCAGAAAGTCTATCTTTAATTTCAGGGTGTTCTAATATTTGTCTAGCTTCAGCTCGTTTCATTCCTTCTTTTTCCATCTCTGAATATTTCATTTGATCTTTTCCAGATTGAATTAAATAATCCCCAACAGTTGGTTTTTCTCCACCCACTGCTTTTTCTATCATATCTTTTAATTGTTGTTCGGCTTGTTTTAATTGTAATTGAGATTTTCCTAAAGATGTTTTAGGTGATGCTAATAATCCATGTGATTGTAAAATTGATTCAAGTCCTTCTGCTGGAACTTGTTGTCCACTTTGTAATGAATATACATCTGCTATAGGAGCTGGTTTAATAATTGGTTTAACAGAAAGAACATTATTTAAAGCTCTTTGCATTTCAAAATCGTTTAACTGGCCGCTCGCTGCTAGATCCGCAATCTGTTCTGCATGATTTAGAACTTCTTGTTTAGTCATTAAACCTGTATCGATTAATTCTTTAAGTTTATCTGCATCTATAACTTTAGATGCAAAGAATGGTTTTTTGATTGGAGTAATTTTACCAGTTGCATTTTTAGCAATCTTAGTAACATCTATTCCTAGATCTGCAATATGAAACAACAATTTTTCCAAAAATGGATTCATAACTAATAATACTGTTTTTCCTCATAAGGTAATGGCTCATCCCGATAATCTTCAGGATGATCGATAAACCCACCTTGACGAAATCTCATAAGAGCTTGCGTCGTGGAATCTACCAAGTCGTCATTATCCCCATAAGGGAATGCTGCACATTCCTCTATTACCTCTTGAGCAAAGTCTTTGTGAGTGGGCGCCCATATGCAACCGCTCTCAAATAGAGGTGCAACACTGTTAACTCTTGTATGCTTATCATTTCCTTTGCTTGGTGTAAAGTTAACAACTGGTATGCCCATCTTACGTAATTCATAGGTTAAAGGTAATCCAGAAGCCTTAGATTCAATAAGAACTGTATCAGGATTCCAATACATATATTGTTGATATGCAACACGTTTTAATTCTGGAAACTCAAATCTATCTTTAACAGCGTCCAATAATATTAACTGTGGGCCAGAATCTTCATCAGCATAAAATACTCCCCAAGTAGTTATTGCTGAATAATCGGCAGTTTCTTTTTTCATAAATGCCGTATCATAAGATTGTATTACATGTTCAAGATGTGGAATAGTTTCATATTCCCAATCTCTCCACCACTCACGTTTTATAATTGCACCTTCTTCTGATGTTGGATTCTGCATCCATTGTGCATTCCATTTTTGTAAACTAATAGATGCTTTAACAGCTTCTAATTCTTCTAACTTCCAATACTGTGGCCATACAGGTTTACCAGAAGGTAAAATAGCAGGAAATTCTACAAGCTCCCATTTATCACCTTTAATATCATTTTGTGATTTTAAAATGTTTCCAGTTAAATCTTTTGTGTTCCATCGTGTCATAACTATTACAATTGCTCCACCAGGTTGTAAACGCTGACGTGGTCCAGAGGTATACCATTCATATGCTTTTTCTAATGCATCTATGTTTAAAGCATCTTGTTCAGAATGTGGAT